TCGTTCAGCTTGGCCTGATCAGCGCCAGCGTCCTTCAGATAAGCGTGCTGGCGCTTGAGCGCCGCCAGGTGCGCGCCATCTTCCGCCATCAGAGAATCACCGCATCCGCAGTAGTGACAGTCACGTTGGTGTTAACCGTCATGTTGAACCGAAGGAACTTGACCTTCTGGTGTGGCCTAACCACCTTCTGAACCGTGGTGGCCGTGGTGATCACGAATGTGGACTGTCCCCACGTGTCAGGCGTGGCAATGTCCGCGTAATCAATGCTGAACCACGTGGAGTTATCCAGTGAGCCCTGAATAGCAAACGTGGCCGTAGGCGTAGCGCCAACGGTTGTGGTGATCCGAATCAGAATCGGATTATTGACTACTTCCTTGGCCAGGGTGATCACCGTAGAAGGCGTGTTGCCAGTCAGTGAAGAGCCCATCGAAGAGCCAGCCGCATAATCGTTGACAAGGGCAGGGTTGCCACCAGCCATCGTAAGGAACTGGCTTGTCTGATTGATCTGAGCCGCAGTAAGAGCCTGAATAGCCGCGCCACCAGCGCTCTTATTCTTGGCGTTCCTGAGCCTCAGAAGGTTTAGCCATTCGGGTCCAGTCATCGTTTTGTGCCTTCCTGGCGTGGTGGCCAGGTCAGTTTAAGAGCTGACCTGGCGCACCAAACCATCTTGAGAATCAGGATCAGCCAGGGAATACCGGAGTGGTAAGCCCAGAGCCAGTGAGCTTCTGAATAGCGCCGGTATAGCGCTGGAAGGTGTAGGCGTAGTAACCATACACAACCAGAAGCACGCCAAGCGCCGTAGCGTTAGGCTGTTCAGCCCTGATGAATGCCGGGGCATTCGGGTCTTCCCACAGGTGGCATTCGCGCTGAGGCACGACGATAACCAAGTCCTGAGTACCGCCAACGTTGGTCGGGATGTTGTTATCAACCACAACACCAAGACCATTCGGCAGATATCCGCGAAGTCCCTGAGCGTAACCCATCGAAGTACCCTGACCAGTCGTCATGACAGGGATGTTCGGGAAGTTCACCATCGGGTAAGTGTTGGACATCTGAGCGCTGAGCCAGTACCAGCGCCGTGAGTGCATCACGACGTGGGAAGGCTCACCCATGGCCAGAAGGTTAGCTTCCACGTTGGAAGCCGCACCCTGAACCTGGCCGTAGAGCTGAGCGCCGGTAGGCGTGGCCTGAGTCCACGTAATCGCGTTGGCAACGTTCACCAGACCAGTAGTTGCCTGGTTGATGAGCTGGTTGTCAAGGTCGGTCACGTACCGAGAGAACAAGTCCTGAAGAACGGTGTCTTCAATTCCGGTTCCACGATCAATCGCCTGACGAGACACGTTCTGGAAGCCAGCCGCCGTCTGAACGGGAATGGTCAGAAGAGTGTCATCAAGGCTCTGAGTGGGCACAGTCGCAAGTTCAGCCGACTGAAGGCCAGCACTGGCAGGCGTGGTAACACGCGAGATGTTGACCGACATACCGTCAGCGGGTAGCGGATGCTTGTTCGTAGCCGCGTCAGCGAAGGGCCGAAGGTTGGCTACGGCAGGTGCCACCATGTCAACGAGATACTGAGGCACAACCAGACCAGACCAGTTGGCCGTTGTGGTATCGCCAGCCGCACGAGTGAGGTACTGAGCCCTTTCAACGCGCTCTTCGTTCATGTGCTGACTCAGCCGGGTAGCCGCGTGAACGTCGTTGTAAAGGAACTGGCGCGCCACATCCTGAAGGAAGGTCTTACCAGTCGGATCGGTGTCAGGCCGATAAGTGCGCTCTTCGCGTCCGATCGAAGCCTGAGCGGTACGCCGCTGAGGATTCGGGACAGAAGCCGCACGAGTAGGAAGCGTGTCACCAGCGTGAGCGTCAAATTCCTTCTCTTCAGCTTCGAGCCGAACCACGTTGGCCAGCTTGTCACGAATACCGGATTCCTGAGCCTTGGCCAGGTCGATATTGTCAAAGAGCTTGGAAGTCCTATCGCGCTCTTCCTCGCTCAGCTCAGCCCGCCCTTCCTGGGAAGCGGTATCGTGGATAAGCTGAATCTCAGCCCGTGCCTTCCGCTGACGCTGAATAGAGGCTTCGAGTTCAACTTCAACCCTAGCCCGTAGTTCCTGAACATTCATCGTGAATGTCCTTCCTTTGCTTGAAACGGTTATTGGTTTACGCTTCTCAAAGCCTCAGCGTCAGGCTGGTTGCTACTTCATCCGCAGTAGCCGCGTGAGTATTACCGTGAATCGCCAGTTATTTCAATGTGAGCTAGCCTCTGAGCCAGAAGCTTGACTTCACTAACCGCGCCACTGGCGCGCGTGGTTTGCTTGCTCGATGGCTTACGTTCGGCCGAATCCATATCGTCAGGATCGGTAGCGCCAAGAGCGTCTAGCAACTCATCAACGGTTGCTTCGCCAGCATGTAGAAGGTCGATTGCTTGCTGAACTTCAGGCGTCTGGCTGGCGTAGTCCAGTGCATCAAGAATCGCGCTCATACTGTCAAGCGTTGCGTCAACAGCCTTGGCCAACTCCGCTGGCATCTCATCAGGATCAGTGGTAGCGCGCTGAGCCTGAGCCCTGGCCGTCTTGTCATCTTCGCCAGTCTCGTCAACGATGACCCAATCACTGAAGTCAAGATCAGGGAACGCCGCGCTGATCTCTTCATCCGTCTTGCCTTCAGCACGCATAGCCTGAGCACGGGCCACAGATGCCCTGTGGAGCGCGCTAGCCGCGTCCCTGAAGCGCCGTGAAGACTTGTCCGCTAGCTTGCCAGCCGCGAAGGCGTAGACGCCGTTCAGCGCTTCCTGAGCGTCAGCCAGGGCACCAGCGGGAAGTTCACGAAGCTCACGGATGATGTCAGACGCTCGTGAGCCAATCGACGTGTAGGGGTTGGCACCGTAGTTAACAGCGGAAACGTCTCCACGATCGATATCGATCTTCGTAAGCGTGAGCTGTGTGTAGTCATCATTCCAGCTAATACCGTTGTCATCGATCATGAATGCAAAGCTCATCTCAGTGATCAGCTTGTCATTTACGGCCGAAGACAGTTCCCTAGCGTCCATACGCTCAGCGTTCAGAAGCGCCACCATGTGAAGGCCGTTTACATCCTTCTCAAGCGTGAGAGTGCCGTTCGTGGTGCGTGCCATCGTCAGGCCACGGTGATTGGTCAGGAAGACCACATCAGGGCCGCGTGCCAAACTCTCATCAAGAGCTGTGCCCGATATCTGCTCTGTGTACTCACCAAACATGTCATACATCTTGTAAGGCTTATTGAACACAGTGGCGTAACCATCAAACTCGAAGAAGTTCTTACCGTCACGCTGAACTAGCTTCGAGCGAAGCTGACTATCAAAGTGAATGGCCATACGGCCACGGCCATTAGGCACACCAGCCGACGCGCGCTGAGCGCGGATGTCTGTCATTTGGGAGTTCCTTCCGTGGGCTGTGGCGCTTCTGGCGCTGGTGCCTGTGGCGCTGGCGCTGGCTTAATGCTGGCCACAGTAACCGCGATAGGCTCACCCTTCGTGTCAAGCGGTCCAAGGCTCGTGAGCGGAGTAGAACCACGCCGGTTCAGGCCAAGCTCATCAAACTCTTGAATCTGGCTCTGAGTGAACGGAGTCCTGTTATCCAGAAGCCTTGCTTCAGACGGTGCCAGGGTGCGCGAATCGATCTGAGTCTGAATCATCTGAGCCCGCGTCTGTGGGTCCATTCGCAAGAGCGCATCTGTGTTCATCTTCACAAAGCGTGGCCGTGGTAGAAGCTGGCTGAAGGCCAGTTCACGCCTGGCGATAGCCGGGCCAAGATGCATGATCAGGAATTGAAGGTTCCGCTGAGTGATGTTGGCATAAGTAACGTTCTGGCCACTTACAGCCGCGTCAATCAGATCAGCGGGAACACCAAAGAACCTGGCCACGTCAACATGGCTGTAGTTCTGTGCTTCCATCCAATCGGCCGAAGCCGACTGAGCCTGAAGAAGGTCATATTCCCAGTCATTGCCGTGAACAAAAGGCTCATCAGCCGCACGTGAAGCCCGCCAAGCCTCTTTGACCGTGAGTGCTTCACGCTGATTCAGCTTCTTAGCCGTGTTCTTCAGCCTGGCTCGTGGCGTAGCGCCACCGACAAACCAGTCAGTTGCAAATTGCTGAACAGACTGATACTGGCCAAGAACGTAAGCCGCGTGAGCCACAGGTGACAGGCCAAGGTCAAGACCGCTGACCGTGTATTGCTTCTCATGCCACACATCGTCAGGGCTGTAAAGCTGGCCAGCAATACGGTACTTGTATAGCTTGCCGTCACGGTAGACCAGTGAACAATGAGCTGACGGATACAGATCAATTACCGAAGGGTAGTTATCAACCGCGTTGCGCTCAAGAATCAGGCCAATCGAATTCCCAGTTCGGTCAAGCTCGATCTGACTCGAATAGCGCCATTCCATGAAGCCAGGTGATTGCATGAAAGGTGACAATCCAGCATCGATCTGGATTGTCTCACCGTTCAGAACCACCTTACGGAATCCGTCAATCGGAAGAGTGGACATAAGGTCAGCGCGAAGGCGAAGAGCCGCCCAGACCGCGCTATTCCGCATGGCCGTGTTAGCGTCAACGTACGGATAGCCTGAGCTTCCGCCAGTTGTGCGCCGTGGGATTAGGTCTGTCGGGTAGCTGATTCCCCAATACCGGAGATTGGGCCGCAGCAAAGCGCGCACACGATCAGAAATTGATACCCGCATCGCGTAGCGCCGCCTTCCCGGTATCATCGATCAGTTCTTCGTCATAAAGCCGCCTGAGATCATCAGGGCCATAGACGCCAATCCGGTATAGCCGCTTAATCTCAGCTAGATCGAAGTGAACCGATTCGGTAGCGTCATAATCCTCTTCCACGCCAAACCTCAGATATCCGTAATAGGCGAAGGCCGCTGACATCGTTGGTGACTGGTCAACCGCGCTGTTAAGCCGATCGAATGCCCATGATTCGCTGAGCTTACGCTTGTCCACAGCGGCCAGGGCCGCGCGTAGGTTGCTCTGGTTGTAGTGCCTGATCAGATCATCCCTGAAGCCGTCATAGAACTGGCCTGACGCTTCCGCCACTTGCTGAGCGCCGATCGTCTCAAGCGGTATGCCCGCACGTTCTAGCTCAGTGATCACGGTGTTAGTGGCCGCGCGCTTGTCTATGATCCAAGCCTTCGGTTGCCACTTCGTGTTAATGGCCTGAACACGATCCACAAGCCATTTGGTGCCTTCCCGATGCTCGATCACCTGAACGCCTATGAAGCCGTCTGGCCTCTTACCGCAAACGCTGATAGCCGCTGAGCTTCGGTCAGGTGCCACTTCGATAGCGAAGACTGGTGCCATCACACGTGGTGGCTGGTCTGTCTTGTCCGCTGTGGCTTCAAACCACTTCTTAGTGATCACAAGCCAGGCGTCTAGTGGTGCCGGGTAAACGCCTACACCTAGAATTTCCTTCTCAAACTGGTACTTGGACAAGCCTTCGCGCTCAGCTTCGATAGCATCTGGTGAGCGCCGAATGTTGTAGGAAGGATTAGCCTTGGCTACGGCAATCTCTGAATCAGGATCATCGTGTTCAGTACAGAATGCCGTACAATCCTCTTCGTGCCAGTTGATAGACCATTCGGCAAAATAAAGCCTGCCAGGTGGCCGCTCACCGTTGGCCGCAGCCACGCCACGCCTACGCACAAGCGCTAGCTGTTCCGAGTGAGCTTCGCCAGCCGATCCCGCGTAGAAGACCTGTGGGTTAGGCCGCGCACCGAGCGCGGGAAGGCTTGAGCCAACCTGAGCCGTCTTCAGCGTCATGTCTTCGTCATACGCCAGGAAGTCACCAGTAAAGCCACGGCCAGAGCTTCCCGTTCGGGCTATGAAGATCAGCCGCGAAGACTCTTGCCTGAGAACCTGATTCCCGCCAGCGCCAAGGATCACCGTAGGGCCAGGCTTGAGCTGTATGAATTCACGGCCATAGGCTGAGCTGTGACGGATTACCTTACGGCTCAGATCAGGCGTGTTGCTGATAAGTGACCAGACGCGCTGATAATGCTCAGAAGCCGTCTTGTGCTCGTGAGCCGTGTGAATAAGTAGCCGATCCGTTCGGATCATGTATAGGCCAGCTATTTCACGAGCCTCAAGAATCGAGCCCTTACCATTCTGACGGCTTACCAGAACCTTGACTTCAAACGCGCTCCATTTACCGTCTTCACGAAGACCCATGGAATTGATGAGCACGCGCTGTTGCCACGGATCGAGATCAAGGCCAGCGTAAGAAGCTAGCTGAATAGCGTCTTCACCACGGGAACTAACGAAAGTGGGTATTGACTCGATGCGCGGAATCTGGAAGCCGATTAGCTTATCAGCCATCGGTTACCCATCTATCAGTTTGTCAATTCCGCTCTTGTTTTCCTGTTCACGCGGTTGTGTGTTCACGTCTTCAAGAGCCTGACGCAATTGTGCGCTAATCGCACCCAAACTACGATCATCCACGCCTTTATCAAGGCGTTGCGCCAGAAGAATCGAGATCAATTCTGGTGCTGTCTTAGGCTCTTCTACGCCAAGACGCCTGAGTGTTTCCCTAACGCCGTCTTCGATCGAAGGGCCGTCTGTTCCGGCCATGGCTCAGAATCGGCCAGTAAGAGCGCAAACGAGCAACACGACGATGATCAGGATCAGTACCCACCAGAGCGCGTGGAACGCGAAGCCGAAGCCGCCGAAGAGCAAGAGAAGCAAGAGCAAGACGATTAGCAACAGCATTGGATTAGTCACCCTTCGGCAAGATGTCAGTTCGCTTCAGATACTCGATGGCCTTCAGGAGAAGGTTCACATCGTCATACGCAAAGCCAAGCAATGTATTACAGGTGCCGTGAAGAACGCCGCGATCACAGAGCCCGCAAGCTTGAGCAACAGGCATGTTGCAACAGTCGTGATCGTGATCAAGAAACGATTCTTCAAAGTCCAGCGGAAGGCCGCACAGTGAGCACTTCCCGCCCTGAATCTTCCACAGCTTGAGCTTCCTGACTTTGACTGGAAGCCTTCGGTTACGAATCGCCATCAGTGTTCTTCGTCTCGATATCGGGACTCAAGCGCCGTGGCCAGGTGGCCGCGTAAAAGCACATCATGGCGATTCCGAACCACGATGTAGCCGCCGTCCAGCCAAACGGAGATTGCCAGAACACAGCCAGCAACATAGCCCAGAACACAGCCGTTGCCACGCTGACCGCGTAGGGCATCTTGACCCATCGGAAGATGACGCCAAGGAATCCCACCAGCGAAGCAAACAGGAACATGAATCCGTAGACGTAGACCGGAACATCAAGCGCTGTGTCAAAGGTCGGTACATATCCGGCCAACAGGCCAGAGCCGTAGACCATAGCCGTTATGGCGAAGATCAGCAGCAAGCCGCTACGCCGTCCCACACGGCTGACCACGGTGTCACGTAGCCGCCTAAGCCTGTTTTCCACCTGGCTAGCCTCTCACTAGGCGTCATCGCTCAAAGTCGGTGAGCGTGGCGCTCAGCGCCGTACAACGTGTGAATAATGGTCACTGTGGGTCTATAGAAAATCAGGTCACGA